GCCCACCGCCAGAGGTCAACCTGCGCGGAAACCCAAACCCGAAGCCAAACGACATCAGAACACCCTGGTCATCGACGTAGCGGTCGTGTTCGTTGCGAACACCTTGATCACCTGCACCGGCAGCACACTGCCACCCAGCACGCTGGTGAATGTCACATCACTGCCCTGCGCAGTCAACACACGCACGTTCCCCGCTCCGCCCACGTAGATCACGCTAGGCTCACGGAAATTGTTGGTGTCGCTCGTGGTCACAGCAGCCGCGTCCCCAGGGTACATGGGAAACGTCGGGCTGTAATTGGTCTTAGCCATTCAGCACTCCTACGAGAAGGGGGCCGTAGCCCCCGTCATCAGTTCTGGAACGTGGTCGGTGCCTGAGCGCCGTTATTAGCACGCTGGATGTATTCCACCGTCACCACAGTCGCACCAGCCGTAGGATTACCACCCGCAGCAGTGAACGTACCCGTCACAACCACATCATCCGTACCAATGTTGTCGGTAGCCGACGAAACCAGCGCGGCGTCCAGGGTAGCCCGAGCAGTCTGAGCCGTGGTCAGACCAATATCAATCGTGGTCTGGAACGCATTGGCAGTGCCAGCCTTACCAAAAGTCGTGTTCACTGCAGTGACCGACCCGCCAGAAATGGCAGTGGTCTTCTCAACCGTGAAGCGCAGGATCTTGGCACCTGCCGGGAGCGTGAACAGGTTCTGCGCCGTGGGCGATGTGGTCATCGCAGAGAACGCCACGTTGGTGGATTGGGTCAGAACCGGCAGGCCGGTGTTCGTGCCAGCGCCGTAGCGTTGGGTGCCCATGCGAACCGGGCCGGAGAGCGTAGAAAATCCCATGATTTGTCCTCAATCTGCTCTTGCCGTCTCTGAGGAGAAGTCCGCCTAGTCGGTCGGCAAGCGTGAAGGTCTAGGTTTGTAGCAGGGTAGCATAGCGGGGCGGGGGAGTCAAGCGTAAACAAACACAAGCCCCGTAAACTTCCCCTTGGTAATCGGAGTACCTGCAAGCAGTGCCCGCCGCAGTGTGGGCATGGTCATCTGATAGTGCGTCAGCACAGCGGTCAGGCTGTCAAACAACTGTCCTGAGGTCTGCTCCAGCACCTTCTTGCGCATCTTCTGCTTGGATTCCTCGGTGTGTTCCCGGCCTTTCCAGTGGCTATAGTTGCCTGCTGCGGCGGCTGCAAGAATCTTGGCACGACCTGCCTCTGAGACTTTGCGGCCTGGGGCCTTAGGCTTGCCGCGCTGTGTTTCACCAATTTTGGCTTTGGTCTTTTCGCTACGCCGCTTGCCTTCCCAAGGAGCGACAGGGTTTGCCATCTTGGCTGCACTGATCTTGGCTTTGGTTTCTTCTGTGTGCTGCTTGCCAACACGAGGATGGTTGAAGTAGTCCTTGGCGTAGAAGTCTTTGAGCGTCTGGGAGATTTGTTGCCTCTGTTCTTCAGTTATAGGCTTACCAAAATTTGGATGCCGTTCTTTTTGTATGCCCCGCATTGGGGCGCCAGACCGAAGCCCCGAGTTGTAGCAATGCGGCTTTCCCACGTGAGAAATAAGCCACGCGTCTTCTGCTTCTTGTAGCGACTCCCCATCCGGCACGTGTGAAATTACCTTAAACGCAAACTTTTCTTCTCCGTACTTACTCCATGATGCTTGCAGATGGGCACAGTGGTGTACGCCCCGGCGTAGCTTATTGCGGTGTGTTCTAAACCGTTCTCGTTGGTTGTTGGTGCTGCCGACGTAAAACTTGTCGTTTATTAAATTGACAATTTTATAGATTACCTGTGTCACAGCTTGCTCCTTAAGTTACAAAGCCCAGACCGTAATGTACACGACGTGTAGTCTAAAGTCAACAGGCAAAGAAAAAGGCCTCCGAAGAGGCCTTTGGTCAAGCGTAAGTGCTTGATTTTATTGGGTTTTTGGCGTCAAGCGCCCGGCGACCCATACGCCCCGAGGGGATCAGAGACTCCGAACGAATATCGCTCTCGCGCCTTGTACCGAGCATTGCCCGTATCAAAGTCAGCGTCCATCGACGTAGCCATAGGCACACGCACGAAGTGCTTCAGACCGTTGGGCACATCCGTGGTCAGGAACCACGCATTGGTGTCGGTCAAGAAGTGGTTAACGGTATATCCCTCAGGGATGGAACCGTTGTTCTTCAGTGCGTTGATGTCGTTGTCCGTGGTGCCAACACGCAGGCTGGTTTCCAACAGACGGGTAGAAACGAACATCAAGCTCGGGGGAACAACCAGCTTACGCGGCTTGGCAGCGATCAGCAGACCACGCTCGTCCGTCCAACCAGCGATCTGAATAACGGCGGCTTCCAAGGAAGTCTCGTTCAGGTCGGCGGCGGTAGCCGGACGGTTGCTGTTGGTGCCACCAGAGACCAGCGGGTGAGCGGTCGAGAACAAGGCTTGTCCGTCGCCGTAGGTCACAGCGCTGTTGAAACCGTTGTTCAGGATCGCCGCAGCCTTCACCTGCTTCGTGTAAGCCATAGCGCGGGCCAGGGCCTTCGTGTAGCGGGCGGACAGGCTGTCGTACAGGTTGTCTTCCATCGCCTCTTCGGTGACAGAGAAACCCATAGCGATGGTCTCGTGGTTGTAACGAGCGGTCCAGGCTTCCTGTGCGTTGTCGTACTGGATGGCCGAACCTTCGTTCTTCACCGGGGCTGCGGAGAAACCGGAGAGCTTGGTTTCTTCTTCGAACGAGCGCTCTGAGGACTCGGTCTCGTAGATTTCCTTGTGCTCTTCGCCGTAACGCTTGTACTCCATGCCAAACAGGGCGTTCAGCCCCGGCAGGAGTTCCTTCAGTAGTTGGGCACGTGAAATTGCCATGATTCAGACTCCTTATTAGGCCGTGGCGCTGCTGTAGTAGCCGTGGACCAGCAGGTTCACCTTCACCAGAATTTCTGGGTACTGGGTAAACACGATGGTAGAGGCTGCGGGGATGGCGGTCACACCACCGGGCACTGCGATAGCCGCATTGAGCGTCACCGAAGTTGCGCCAGCAGAAGCTGCCGTAGCCACGAACGACGAGGTCTCAATGATTTGGCCGTTGCTTGCCAGATAGGCCACGCTGGTGCCAACAGGGATCGCCGCAGGTAGGCCCGTACCCGTGAGGGTGATAGTCGTACCAGACGAAGAGCCCGAAGCAGTCACAGAAACGGCGGTGTCATCCGCTACACCCACGCAACGAACCGGGAGGATCGTCGAGACAGGGGTAGCAGTGGGGGCCAGAACTGCGTTTGCAGAGTTGCCAGTTGCGGTGCTGCCGGTGTTGTTGATCATCGACAGGTTGGTGCCGATCAACGCCAGAGCGCCAGAAGCAATGACCGTAGTAGCAGAGCAGACGGCGGCGCGGAACACCGTGTCAGGATCGTCAACCACGTAAGCCAGCGCATCACCAGCCAGCGTCGAAGCGGGCCAATACTGGCTGAAACGCTTCTGCTTGGTCACTGGGTCGGTGTACGAAACACCAACAAAAATGCCCGTCACTTGGTTCACGCCCGTGCCGGTGGAGACCGACGCCCGAGTAATGAAACCACGCGACAACACAACGAAGTCACCGTAGAAGATGTCCGTTGCGTAGGCATACTGAATGGGAAGTTCGCGGGTTGAGCCCGCAAAAGGCTGACCACCGATCAAATTGATCGGCTTTAGCCCGTAAGGCCTGTCAACAGTTGGGTAAGCCATTTAAGACTCCTTGAATTAAGAACCGCGTCCGAACGAAACCTCCGAGCGGCGCTCCTTGAACAGAGGCATCCGAGGGTCATTCTCGCGCATGAAACTGTTGTCCACTGATTGCATTTGCCCATCAGCTTGACGCTGAAAGTAGGTGTTACGCTGTTCAGTGAACTCCTTTGGTGTTTTGCAAAGCAGGAGACCACCGATTTCGATACTGTCTGGGAACCTGCCGGAGCCGGTGCCCATTAGTTGAATTTCCGGATGATCACTTGCCTTTACGGGCTCCCAGCCCTCGCGGAGTTTTGAAGAAACATTCATCGGGTCGTTATTCCCGAGAGTGCTGACGCGAATCCAACGAAAAGCATACCCTGGTTCCGGATTCGGATCGGGCAGGAGTTGGGGAGGCATCCACTGCTTTGGGCGTTCAGCCTTAGCGCGGGTGTCCAATTCACGAGCAAGACGGTTCGACTCAGCCATTTTGTTTCCTCATTCCTTCCGCAACCTGCTTAGCGTAGAGTTCCAGAGGAACCCCAAGCCGCTTGGCGATCTCCACTGCAGACTTTGTAAGCACGACTTTTTTGGGCGCTGTGCTACGGGTCGCAGGGGCGACTACATTCGATTGTCGCTTCTCCGAAGGGAACGCATTCGGGAAGACTTCGCGTACACGGGCGTTTACACGCCTGTAGTACTCGTCGGACTGAGGATCGACTCCAGACTTAACCAGCTTGTTGTGGAGTGCAATAGCAAAGCCGGTCATCTCTTCATCAGCCCCAAACCAGGGATTTTGCTTTTGCCATTCAACCGCTTTACGGTCAACTGGCGGCGTATCCACTGTTTGTGATACGGGTTGTACCACAGGTGTTTCTGGTTTTGCAACTGCTGGTTTGAAATTGTTTACTTTCTCAGCCCTAATCTTGGCTGCAGTCAACTCTTCCTGGGCAGCTACTAGCGCGTCGGCATCACCAGATTCATAAGCCGCCTTGTATTTAGCCTTGGCTTGTTCAACCTCGTTGGCAACTACTTTTTTAGCTTGTTCAAGAAGCGCTTGCTGGCCCTGACCCAAGCTACCTTGGAGCTTCTTGTTCTCTTCAACAAGACTCTGAGCCAAGCGAAGAGCCTCTTCTTTTTCACGAAGTGCGGCTTCTTTGGCTCGGCGCTCCTCGTGATACCCCTTGGAGAAGTGCTGAATGCGCTTCTTGACTCCGTCGGAATACTGCGCAAGTTCATCGTCGGTCACTTCCGCAGGGGGCTCCTTCATGGGAGCGCGGCCACGGTCTGCCTCGGGCGTGTCGTCTACGACCTCAATATCAGGCCCTGACTCAACCTCATACTCCACCTTTTCATCAGAGGTGGTTACGGTCTGCTCGTCAGGAAACTTGAATTCTTCAAATGCTACGTTTGGCATTACTACTCCTTATGCCCGCTGGATACCACGGGGGTCCTGCACAACAGCCTCGACACTGTCATCGTTGATGATGCGCCACTCGGTCCCGTGGATCTTCAATCGGGTGCCGGTGTTTGGCCGTACAAGGATGAAGTCCCCTACCTTGCATGAAGGCCCACTGGGAAAGCGCAGTGGATCTTTGAACGCATCGGGTCCCATCTTGGCGACAAACAGCACGGGGCTCATGACTTCTTCAAAGTGCATGGTCTGGCCAGCTTTGAGAAGCCCGCTTTCGTACTCGTCGTTGGCCTTTGGCAGCATGCACAGCAGGTGGTAAGTCACCGGATCAGGCACTTGACGGGCCTTCTCTGCATCGCTCTCAGGCAATACCGTGGTGCTTGCACCATCACTCAGGAGTAGTTCACTCATCGTCGTTTTCCATCTTTCGCACGAGGTCGGTGATAAAAGCATGTGCGCGTGATAGACCCCGGATCTCACCGCACAAGTCCTTGTACTCGGCAAAGTCTTTTGCCGCTCCAGAGATAAGCGCCTGGGCGATGGACTCCCGGCGCTCCTCTAATTCCTTAATGACTACGTCAAACGCAGTAGTCGCCATGTTCAGTCCTTTTTCAGAGGTGTAAAAGTAATTGGGTCGTAATTGGCTGCTTTAGCCCATACCCGCATGTAGTTGCAATCCATACGCTGGGTGCAATCGTCACACTTCTTCATGGTGCGCGTGGTATTTGTGCTGTGGCTACGGTAGTAATACAGCACTTTGGGGGTGCGATAACACGAAAACTGTTCTGCAATTTGCATGAACAGGTCCCCATCCTCGCAGCCATTTAGCAGCTTGGTGTTAAACCCCTGCGTGGCGTCGTAAGCGCTCTTGCGGTACACCCCAAAATGTCGCCACCCATGACGATGCAAGATGCTGGGGTCGTAGTCGTGGCTCGCAGAGTAAAGCTCAACCTTACCTTTGACATCAACTTGGGCAAAGTCGCTGTAGGCAAGAGCTACGTCAGGCTTGGAGTTAAACACACGGAGCATTTCCTCCAGCGCCCAACGCTCAAGCATGTCATCGCTATCGATGTGCCCAATAAACTCGCCGGTACATAGCCCTGCGGCTCTGTGCCTATTCCTCGCAATACCAAGCTTTGACTCGTTTTTGTGCAACTTGATGCGGGGGTCTTTGAGCGCCAGAGCAGTAGCTAACTCATACGACCCGTCGTCTGAAGCATCATCAACTATGACAAGCTCCCAATTAGGGTATGTCTGTGCCAACACGCTATTAACTGCAGCGTTCAAAAACTGCACCGTGTTGTACATCGGCATCATCAAAGATATTAGCGGGCTGCTCATTTACTGCTTCGGCGGTGTCTTAGGTTGGGCCATCTTCATGGCTTGCTGCCTAGCCTTGAGCATGTCGGATTGCGCTTGTTGGCGCATCTTCTGCTGGTGTTTCTGCTCGTTGTGCTGCAGCTCCTGCTGAGCCAAAGCCGCCTTGATGCGGGGGTCTTCACCCTGACCACGCTGGAGTTCTGCTGCCTTGAGCTGAAGCTCAGCTTGCTTGATAGCCAGCTCGCCCTGGACCTTCTGCTCCTTGGTCTTGGCTTCTTGAGCCTTGATCTGGAGTTCAGCCTGCTGCATCTGCACCATCGGGTCTTGCTGTGCCTGCTGGGCTTGCTGCTGCTGAGCCTTGGACATGTTCAACTGCAGCAACTGCGTAGACGCCTGGGCTACCAGACGTGACAGTTCAACCTCCACGTCCTCGGGCATCTCTTGATCCGGAGGCGGCAGGGGCACACCAAGCTGCTCTTCGACCTTCTTGCGGTAGTTGAACGCCAAGTGCTCGGCTACGTGAGCCATGATGGCTGCGCTCATCTGCTGACCCATCGGGCTCTGCCCAATCTGTTGGGCCATCATTGGGTCTTGCATCAGCGAAACGTGCACTGCTATGTGAGCGTCATGGTCCTGATAGATAAACGCCTTGGTGGGCTTGCCGTTCAGGAACGCCATGTTCTCGCTGATCGGGTCCCTCGGGGTCATGTCATCTTCAATCGGCACCAGCTTGTCTGCATTCTTAACACCCAGCACTTCAATCATCTGCCTGTGCAACTGAGGCAGGTTGTAGATCTGCGGAGCCTGCTGAGCCAACTGAATGACCGCTTGGTACTGCATGATCCGCTGCGCCATCGTGGCACTGTTGGGATCGCTGACCGGAATCACCTCCACGAGATCGTAGTCAGCCTGCTTGGCTTTGCGGTTGCCTTCAGCCGGGTCGTAGCTGTACTCCTGCGGGGTGTAGTCGCGGATGATGGCCTTCAGGAGCTTGAACTCCTGCTTCATGGCGAAGTGCACCCGTGCCTGCACAGCAGACATCGTCTTCAACTGACGCTCAAGCAGTGCTAGCGTAGTGCCAACAGGTGCCTGAGCACTCATATCACTGACCTTCATGTCAGCAATTGAGCCCAGCCTACGCCCTTCCTCCGTAATCTGGTTGAGCAGAGCAAGTAGAACTTGGCTCGGCTCCTTGTACGGCAGGGTCATGATGTTGTCTTTGACGGACCCACTCGGTACGTCTACATCACGAAATTCCCCTGGAGCAATAGGCGTGTCATCCCCTTTGATCCGCAAGCCACGACTCTTCAGGCCACCGGGCAGGTTGGACAGGGTGCCAGCGTCTACAAGCTGTCGAATGAGGGAAGTGCCAGCGCGAGCATAACCACCAATAATGTGGATAAGGCCCAAGCCATAAGCGCCAAAACCAGGAATATACGTGTACTGGACGAAGTGCTGTCGCTTGAGCTTTTGCTTGTCTCCTTCGTTCCAGTTTCTTCGGATCGCCAGGACATTGTTAGTCCCTCGGTCGATAGTGACGACATACGGCAGTGCTATGCCATCCTCATCTTCGTACCCCGGCAGGTCATAGTCAACATGGATCTCGTAGGTTTGATACCGGTCGTCATCAGCAAGGGAATACCCTTGGTCCTCAGCCTTTTTCTTCTCAATATCGGAGAAAAACGACTGTGGCTCACCAAGATCCACATCACGGTAGAACCCACTGACCTGTAGCTTCTTGATGTCGTTCTTGGTCTTACGCATTACGTGCGTAACACGCGGAGCGTTGAGGATGCTCGACACACCATACGGCATGATGATGTCCTCGGCTGAGACGAACATTGCCACCTGACGCCCGATGCTGGGGTCGTAGTACACCTTCTTGAACGCAGAGCCAGCCAACCCAAGCGAATAGAGCATGCGTTCATGCTCAGGCCGGTACTCCGGCATTGCCTCGGTCAATTGGTAGTTCATGTCCTCACGGACACGCTCAGCAGCCTCTTCCTTCAACTTGTCAATGGCACCAACGATCTCAGTCTTTACCGGCCCCTGTGCGGGGAATGTTTCAATGATGGTGTCGGACTGGAACCTAATGGCTGCTTCAGTAAGAATAGTGGAGTACACACCGCAGGCACCAGACCACGGCTCGGTGCGCTCTTCGTACTTCATGCCAAGGACTTCCAAGCCCTTGACGAACATCTCCACCCATTCTTTGCGGGAGCTGATGTCCCCTTCAACGTCAGCCATCAAATCGGATGCAAGCGTCTGAAGCTCCGCTTCATCCATGAACTCGGCTAGGTTTGCGTCAAAATCTTCTGCTGTAGGGGTTTCAGGCACCAAATCGATTTCAAGCCCATCAATTCCTATGCTTACAGACTCCGGGTCCTCAATTTCAATTTCAACCACAGGCTCACCGGAAAGAAGTTCCGGGTCCATAGGCATGAGGGCTTGGTCAATGTTGGTAGCCATGATCTGTCCTTAATAGTAAGCAGCACGTCTGCCGCTCTTGAATTGCCGCATTTCCTCTTGCGCATCGCTCGGCAACCGCAGGAATCCACCTTGTCTGAACCTCATCAAGGCCAAAGTGGTTGCGTCAACCAAGTCATCGTGCTCACCAGCCGGAAAAGCTGCAACCTCGTCCATTAGCTCTTCTGCCCAGCGGGTTTGAGGCACCCACACTTTACCTGAAGCAATGATGTCTGAGACGGAATTCAGCCGCGCTATCTTGTCCTGGCCTTTCGATGGGGTGTATTCCTGCACGGGGATACCCATCGCCCGCAGGTCGTAGATTAGCGGAGCGCCTGAGGCCTTCTTTTCAATCAAAAGCCCGTCTGGCTCCCACTCTTTGTATTCAGCCAGCACATCTCTCTTCAAATCTGGAAATTCAACGCGCTTCTTATACGTGTTCAGCAAGATGATGTTGGGGTTATTGTTGTCTTCTTCATGGTAGAAAACGCCCCAAGTTGTACCCGCCGAATAGTCAGCACGTTGGTGCTTCTCAAATGCAGTGTCCCATGTCTGTAGAATGTACTCGCATTTAGGGGGTTTCTCCCCCTCCCAGGTCTTCCACCAGTCTCGCTTTACAATAGCAGACTCGTTACCTACCGGGTTCTGCTGGTACTGAGCCTGCCATTTGGCGTTTGGAAGCTCCTCGTGCAGGGCTTCAAGCTCTTCAAGGGACCAAAACTCGGGCCATAAGGGTTTACCCGAGGGCATAATGGCTGGAAATTCGATCACTTCCCAGTCAGTTTCACCCCGGAGTGCTGCATTTTTGAGCACCTGACCCGTCAAATCCCGCTGTGCCCAGCGCGTCATCACTACAACAATGGCTCCACCCGGCTGCAGACGCTGACGGGGGCCTGATGTGTACCACTCGTACACTTTGTCGTATATATCTGGGTTGACTGCAGCCAGTGCAGCCTCTTGTTCTGAGTGTGGGTCGTCAATAATCAGCAGGTCAGCGCCCTTACCGGTCACTGCTCCCCCTACACCAATAGCGAAGTAGTCACCACCCTTGCTGGTGTTCCACCGACCGGCTGCTTTTGAGTCTGCTTGGAGGCTCAAATCGGGGAAGATGCTGTTGTAGACCTCAGAATCGACCAGATTTCGCACTTTTCGACCAAAACCGACTGCCAATTCGGCGGTGTGCGAGGTCTGGATGACCTTTTTGTGTGGAAATTTGCCCAAAAACCAGCTCGGAAGCAGATAAGAAGCAAACTCTGACTTGGTATGCCGTGGTGGCATGTTGATGATCAGCCGCTTTAGCTCTCCAGCAGCCACCCGCTCAAAAGCGGAAGCCATTATTTTGTGGTGCCGACCGGAAATGAAGGTCGGCCAGACCCTCTCCACAAACTTGATGAACTTCTCCTGAGCCAACTCCTTCTGCTTGAGCTTCTCCAGCTTGATCAACTGGGCCTCAAGC